TCAAAGATTCTTGTAAACTTACGTGCAGCAATGCCCTTATGAACAACTTCGGCATCTACTACCTCTTTAATTTCACCTGTAATCCATAGACTTCCGTCCTCAATTGATACAGTTAAATCTTCTCTTGTAAATCCAGCAACCGCCAGCGATAGCTGGTAGTTGTCTTCGTCTAATTTTAATAAATCATACGGCGGAAACGCTGTACTGTTTACTTTGCTTAGACTGTTAAAACGTTCCAACTCTCGGTTGAAACCAATAAAAAATGGATCCTTAAAAAGATCCATAGCGAAATTTGTTACCATTTTTGCTCCTTTTAAGCGAGTTAAATTAGTACCCCCATAAGGCGGGTACCAATATATTATATCATTTAATGTTAGCTATCGGAAGTGTCTGGTTTATCTGCTGAAGTTACATATTTTTTATATGCCACAGGCCAATTTAAAATAGCTTTTTGAGCATCTTTTAACTTAATGTTACCTGAGCAAACTAAACGCTTAAGGGCTGTTTCTACTACATCTTTTTTACGTGCATTATTTCCTGCATATGGTTGTGGAAATAAATTTTTAGGATCTTTTGGATCTCCACCCAATTGAAGAGAAATTAAATGATCTTCCTCATAAGCTGACATTTCTGTGCCCCATATTTTAGTATAAGATAAATATGTAGTTTTTAATTGTTCTTCTTTTAATTTATTTGTATATGTAACTGTTGGACGGATTGTTGCAGTCCACCCAGATTTACATATAGTTGTAGAAATATTTTCTTGAGTTACATTTTTATTTAATACACCTGGGGTTATTTTTTTATTTTGTAAAACCCAATCTGGTGTTGATGCACTTGCTTGAAAAGTTGATAGGACTAGTATCAATCCCAAGACTACTAGCCCTACCTTCTTCATAATTACTTTGCCTTCTTTGCTGGTGCTTTAACTGCTGCCTTTTTTACAGGTGCTGTAGCATTTGGAGCAGCATCCCAATCTGGACGAGCTACTGACATAACTAAGCTATAGGGGCGCTTCTTTTTAAATACGCCATCCCCATTTGCTTGTGACCCCTTTGTATCTCCAGATGTGTTTCCCTCATATGTTATAAGATTTTTTCCATCGTTTGAAATAACAATTCCAACATGCTCTGTATCTGTTGGGTTCTTATCAAAGTTAAAAAATACTATATCTCCTGCTTGTGCTTGTCCAATTGGAACAATTCTTTTATTCTTTGCAAACCATTGTGCTCCTGCATCACATGATGCAAAGCCTTTCTTTGTTGAAGCAGCAACCAAATGAACTACTCCAGCATCATCAAAACATCCTGAAACGAACATAGCACACCATGGCTGATTGTTCATGCCATAGCGCTTTCCAAAAATTGTATCGTTATTAGTTCCTTCTGTGTACTTCTCATCAGCATATTTCTTAGCTGCTGCTAATACTTTTGCTGCATTTGGGTGAATTATTTCTGCCATTTTATTTCTCCTAGTTTATTGTAGACTTAAGGCTAGATCTTAGCCACCAGCCCCAAAATTCATGTTTGTCTTGTCTGTCTGCCAAAAAGTTTGCCAGACCTTGTTCTTTTTGTAATGTTGCTTCATCAAACATTGCTTTTATATCAGAAATCATTTTATCATTCATTTCTAAGAGTTGTTTAGACATCGCTATTGGTGAATTTGAATCAAGCTCAACATTGCCATAATTATTGTTTAATGTAAAATCTTGAAGAGTATACGGAGCTTTTACATCAAATTTTCTTAACCATTCTGCAATTGTATCTATTGTTGCATAAACATCGGTATATATTTCTTCAAAAAATGCGTGGTACTGAGTAAACAAGGGGCCTTCAACATTCCAATGAAAACCATGAGTTGTACTGTAAAAAACTACAGAGTTTGCTTGCCAGGTTTTTAACTGATTAATTATTGTATCCATAAATCCTAGTATACCATTTTTTAATTTAGAACCCCCTATCCGATTTGAACGGATGACCTGCTCATTACAAGTGAGCTGCTCTACCACTGAGCTAAGGAGGCGTCTATTATGCCGAAAGCACCTTAGACAAAGCATTAATTGTTGCTGCAATTCTTCCGATATCACGCAACTGCTCAATGCTGTATCCTTCTTGCTTAAGAGTTTCATAATGCGCTTTTACGCAAAAATGACATTTTCCTATAATAGATGATGCTAATGAATATGCTTCAAACTTAGCTTTAGTAGTTCCGCCATGTGATGATATTGCATTCATTCGCAATTGTGCTGGTAAGCCTTTTAAATTGACATCATCTGTCATTTCAATAAATGGATACCATACGTTATTTTGTGCCATAATTGCTCCAGCGGTCAATGCTGCATTTTTTTCAACTTCATCAGTTGCATTTGCAACTAAAAAAGCCAAAAGTTTTGAATTACTTGTTGCAAATGCAGCAGCAATTGAAAGGTACAAGGCATGCTCTGGATTAAGAGTAGACCTATTAATTACAGCATCAAGGTTTAATCTAATATCCTTAGCATATTCTGGAAGATTTTCATTTAACTGGCCAACCCAAGTCATTATAGAGTTTCTCCACCTAGAGACCTATTGCATGCACAAAGTTCCCCAGTTTGAAGTGCATCTAACACACGAAGAGTTTCGTCTGGATTTCTACCAACATCTAAATTATTGCATGTTACATGCTGAATAATGTTATCTGGATCCACAATAAATGTTGCACGATACGTAACACCAGAGGGGTGATGTACGCCTAAATCATTAGCAAGCGCATGAGATGTATCAGCAAATGACCAAGAATTTGTTTTCTTTAAATCATCATGTGCATTGCGCCATGCAATTTTGCAAAATTCATTATCAACAGAACCAGTCATAAGAACTGCATCACGATCATTAAAATCATTCACAAGAGCATCATAAGCAACAATTTCTGTTGGACATACAAATGTAAAATCTTTTGGATAAAACGCAATTATTTTCCATTTGCCTGGAAAAGATTCTTGCGTCAGTACTTCAAATGAGCTTTCATCATATGATAAAGCTCCAGGTTTAACTCCAGTAACGGCAAAATTACCAAGTTTATCTCCTACAGTTTTCATTTTTCTCCTTATATATAAGTGGGAATTTCCCGTGTCCCCAGATGGTCTCGAACCATCGACCCGCAGATTAAAAGTCTGCTGCTCTACCAACTGAGCTATAGGAACGCACCCCTGGCTGGAATCGAACCAGCGACAAACAGATTAGAAGTCTGTTGCTCTTCCTCTGAGCTACAGAGGTGTGTGCTATGTAGGACTCGAACCTACGACGACCAAATTATGAGTTTGGGGCTCTAACCAACTGAGCTAATAGCACCGAACTTATAGTATATATATATTACTCTGGTATGTCAATAGTATTTTCTACTATATACTGAACATACTCAGAGAAATGTTTTCTAATGCTGCCCATAGGTCTTTGTCCATATGAATCCCAAAGTCTTTTATATTCTAATATATTTGCAAATGTTGTTGGGCATACCACTATTCCAAAATATTCTCTCAAAACTGTAGGTAGTGGGACATGCTTACTACAACACTTACACTGTTTTGCTTTTTCTTGATATTCACTCATATTATTTGCATCCTGTCCATTGCTTCTCTTAGATCTTCTGGCATTCTTGGTGCCCTAATCATATTATAAGATGTTGTATCTGGGTCATCTTTGCTTCCAAAATCATTGTCATAGCTCATTGATTCATAAGTATGAATATTGATTTCTTGATTTCCGTCAAATCTTGTTCTGCTTATAGAATTAAATATAGCTCCGCAAGTAGCATCTGCCAAATCCTTAGAACCTTTTCTGGGGTGGTCAACCTTATCTCTCATAATTCTGAGCTGACACAACTCGTCTATGAGTAAAGGTATGTGTGGACCAATTAATCTTTCTTCAGCAACAACCATTGCCATGTCGTCATAATGTTTTTTAGCAACAGACAGAATTTCTGTATTGATGCCATATTGTTTTAATTGTTGCATCATGTCATGAGAGTTCCATCTGTCAAAAGTACATATTGCTATATTAAATCCTCTTGTTTTAAGAGAAAGAATATAATCTTTTACCTCTGTAAAGTCTACAGATTTATCTGGTGTAGGTGTCCAGTATCTAACTGCATCAACCTCTACAATTGGGGCTGGCTGGGAGTATGTGTCTGTTACCTTTACATTAACCCATTTATTTATATGTGCCATTGTTACTGCACAATGATCATGTTTTTGTGCTAAGTCTACGTGAATATAATATTTTTTATCTGGGTCTGGGAGGAACCACTCCTCTAGTCTACCAAAATTATCTACTGCAATCTGACCAACATTAAAAGCTTTTTCTACTTTTTCTCTTGACTTAAAGAATGCGTCAACAGCATCTGGTGGCATGCAGGCAAATCTTGAAAGGGCATCGGTTGGATTTGTGTAGAATGCTGTTTTAAAATCATCAATCTTTCTGACTGGGTTTACTTCCCATGTTGGTCTCTTTAACGCATAAACTTTAGGTATTTTGTAAGATACAATATGGTCTTCTTCCCATTGAATCTCAAACTCATTACCGTTGGTTCCATCTGGCAACTCTTCATACATCTTAAACTTATGATCCCTTACGACAGTTTCTTTTTCTCCAACAACTGCATCATATCTCTGCTGGATATAATCATTTTTAAATCTGGGAAATGAAAGTAAAATTACTTTTCCAAAATCTGGAAAACGTGAATCTACTGAGGCTCTGTACATGTCATACACAGCACTGCCAGTTTTTGCTTGATCGTGCCCAGTAGTATTTTCAATTGCAAATCCAGAAATTTCATCAAGGATTACAACAATAACATTGTATCCCTCCCAAGCTTCTCTTTCTGAGTGACCTGAGTGTACTGTTATAGCTTTACTGAATTGAATTTCAGAAGCTTTTGAATAATATTTGCCTATAAACCATGGAGACTTGTCTATGCGGCTTTTAAAACCTTTAAAGAATACGTTTGTTGCTTGCTGCGAGTTAATAGCAATATTGATAATATCAATTGAATCTCCTGGTGGTTTGCCATAATATGTTGCTGGGTCTTTTAAGCATAATAGTAAATACACTATATAAGCAACTGCAATTGTTGAGCAGTAGTCTTTTCCTGAACCTTTTCCCAGCTGAGCAACTACTTCATTTGCAGTTTGCTTAAATCTAACTACACCTTCTTCTTCTCCAAATAATTTTTTTAATGTGGACTCTTTATATATTTGAGAGCTTTTTTCTATTAATATATACTGATACTCAGATAGTGGAGGAAGACCTAAATAATTTGGGTCATTAACAAATGTTCTTAGGTCTACTGGTTTTTCTTCAAACTCTTCACCATCTAATATGTCAATTATATCGGAAAAATTAAATGTCATTTTTTTTCATAGATTGAGAATCAAAAAAATTATATCCTTTTGGCACTTTAATCTGATTAAATATGTGATTTGAATATGAATATCTTATTCCACTGGTTACTGTTTTTACTCCGTGCATACAATGTTCAAATGCACTATGTATTAAAAGATCTCCTCTTTTTGGAGCATATTCTATATTTTGATTTGGATAGTAAACTTCTCCACCTTTAAAATCATTAAAATAAACAATAAGTCCCATCTGAGTGTTGTCAGCTAGATCAAAATCTTCTCCGCTTTTATATTTTTTTGATGCCTCAACAATATCTTTAAAATCAGTATCATCAGAATGCTCACCCCACTTGGCACCAATTTTCATTCTTACTGGGTTTGTATTGAATCCAACAAAATAATCTTTTTCTAAAATTGATTCTATTTTTTCTCTAATTAATTTTATTTTTTCTACTTTTTGTTTAGAAACAGAATGAAGCTCAGAAGACAAATTAAACCATTCATCTTCTTTAATTTTTTTTATTTCTTCTAATATATCTTCGCAGTCAGATTTAGAAACAAAATTTTCATAAACATAAATATCTTCACCTATTTTTTTAAAACCATCTTTATTAAACATTTTCTATTACCTCTGTTTCTTGAATTTTGATAGGCTCCACTATCCCAGTTATTTGAGATAATTTTTTTGCAACATCCATTTTACATTTAGGACAAGATGCGGTTGTTTCTTTTAATATTCCGACTAATATTTCTTGCTTGCGTTCTGTTTCTGCAATTTGAGATGCTATCTGTGTGTTTTCTAAAACACCCACAGACTGAAGCATTGCTATTCTTTTAGTTTCTATATCTGCAATTAACTTTAAAGCCCCTGCTTTTACGTTAAGCTGTCCCTGTGTGTCTGCATCTTCTACAGTTTTCCAAGCCTCTTTAATTAGCATTGCGTAGTGTTGATCTGCTCCAGAGATTGCTTCTCTGGCTCGATCACGAATGTTACTATCATTGTGTACTACAGACTTCCACTCATCAACGTACTCTAAAACTTCTTTACGGGAGAATCCAGTAATTGTGGCTATTTGGGTTGCTGAGTTGCCCTTTAAAAGCTCTTCCACTACTTTATTCATGCGGTCAAAATGCATTGCTGGCTCTAATTCGCTCATGTTTAAATTATACCATGTTTTAGTTGACTAAGACTTATTGGCAATTTTAAGAAGAATTAAATACCCTATTAAATCATCAATATCGTTATCACCAGGAAAAGCTTTATCGTTTTGAATTCTATTTAATTTATCATCAATTCGAACACGAATTTGTTCTGTCGAATCTGCTTTTGAAAATATTCGAATTGGATCAAGTGCAGAATTTCCATACGATATATTTTTCTTTATAAGCATCTCTGCTGTTTCTAGGCACTCCACTATAATCTTAGGGCCTGATGGTGCACCAGTTGCAATTAATTGCAGGTCTGTTATCCACGCTTGGTATCCGCTATTTTTATTTGGGTATTCACTCATTTTTTTCTTAACAATCCAAACTCTTGTAAATATCTCTGTATGGTCATAGCAGAGACTCCGCACTCTTTACCTATTTCTGTAACTGTTTTTTTCTGAACTACATACCTTCTGTAAAGCCATTCTTTGCTTTGATATAATTTCATCGTTTAGTTAAAACCTGATTACTATAGTGTGCAATACCAAAGCTATCTGCAACATCAAAATCTACAATCTGTAAACCATATTTTTTATTAAAATAATCGGCAGTTCTTTGCTTCCTCATATTTCTTAATTGATTTTTATACCAAGATTCCGCATAACCTGGATTCAATAATCTTATTGCAGACTTTTCATCTTTTGTTGGATTTTTGTTGCCAATGTACGCCTGCCACGATGATGGGCTAATAGTGATAACTTTAGCACCAGTAGACATAAGCTCAGCAATAACAACTCCATATACATAAGACAATTTTATCACAGCATCTGGTGATCTGACAAGTATCGCTCCTTCAACAGCAATATAATCACTTTTAAGTTCATCTAACATAATAGCCATTTTATTTTTTGCATCATAAATTTTTTCATATATATCTTCACCAACAAGATTTATTTTTCCCCATTTTAGAGGAATGTCATCTTCCATTAAACAAAAAGCTATAGAGTTTGTAGAAGCATCTATGCCCAAAACTCTATTTGCTTTTGTTTTAATTAAGCTAGCTAATTTCATCTATAATTTCCTGTAACAAATTTTTTGATTTTGCATTTGTTTTTTTAATGCAGGATGAACAAATATCTTCTATGTTATACCTGCTAAGTTGAGACTTGCATTTTTTACAAAGTCTAGTAGCTCCGTTTTTAATTGCTTTTTTTTCATAATACTTTTCCATGATTCTTTTATTGGTAGCTATTCGGCAGCATTCATCAGAACAATATTTTTGATTATGAGTTTTTGAATTAAATTGTTTTGCACACTTAGCATTAGCGCAAATCATAAAATTGGCACCTTGTATAAACTTATCTCGACTGTACCGACTGGACCAGATTTATCGTAACATGCTTTTTTAACGGGGCAATAAGTGCATGGCATTTTAGATTTTGTTGCTCCAGCAGGCCTTACAGGAAGATCTCCGTTCTGGAAATTGTCCCAAACCTGCTCCATCCACGCAAAAGCCTCTTCAATAATTGCTTTATTTTTATCGTTCATAGAAATAGGTATAATCAAAATCTCTTGAGTATTTTTGTTTTCATACAAGAAAAAGCCTTCTTTAGCATTTTTTAACTTCATGTATGTAAGTAGTTGTAACATGTGGTTAGCTGATGATTTCATCTCTGATTGACGAGTATCCCAAACCTCTTGCTTTGCCGTTTTGATTTCGCCAATAACTGTTTCTCCATCATACTCCATTATAAGGTCTATAAAACCTCTAATTGGCGGATACTCATTAATAATTTCTTCTTCTTCTGCTCTCCACTCTGGCATAGTAGAAATAAGTTTTTGCAGTCTTTCATGCGCTTGGGTTCCTTGTGCCATATTAGCAACTGCAACTGCGTCATTGTCGTCAATAAACACTGCACCAGAAAATGCCATGTACCAATATCTAGGACAGTTGCCATGCCCATAACCCAATGAACTTGGGCTAAAAGACTTCTTAGTCATTTGTCCATCTGCTCTTTTAGTATTCCTGTATGACTCATCAAGCAATGATGCAAACTTTTCTGGGTCAAAAAACTTTCCAGTATGTTTTTTAAACTTAAGGTTTTTTACAATATCTCTAGCCATTGATAAACCTAAACACAATATCTGCGCCTAACCAAATGCCTACGATGCCCATTACTGCTGGGAAATATGGTGGTGCTGGTACTGGTAGTTTAAATGCAGCAAAAATTCCTCCAAGGACTGCGCCAGTAAATGTACAGAGTAATATGTCTTTAATCATTATGAGTTGTACCTAACTACATATTTAAGTGCATCTACAAGTTTGTCTATGGACTCTTTAAGTGAATAATATACGTTCTTTTTATTATTGTTTACTGTTCCCGCTTTATCTTTTGCAATAGTAGAATAAACTGAAGACATGACAGCAAACTTAGTAGACATTGCTTGAAGTTCCATAATGAGCATTGGCGCTTTAGCAGAAGGCACATCTGGATTCATTAAAAGCTTTACAACAATAGAGAGCGCCCTATCTAAATGTTCATCATTCATGAACTCATGTAAATCATTAAACTCTGTTATATCACTAATTAGTTCAAGCGTATTTTTATCTTCTGTCATTTTTAATCCTTTTGTCTAGTCGATCTATAAATATACCAAAAAAATATCCTACTGGCAAGCCAATAATTAAACCAAAAAAAAATTTAATCATTTTTATATGTCACATTCATGTTTAAATAATCAACTTCATGTTTACCAATTGATTCATTATTTTCATTAATTGCTTTTTTATACATTTTTGCAAACTCTCCTCTATCGGTAAATTCTTTCATTTTTTTTAAATAATTTTTTGTGTCATGAATTTTTTTAAATGGAATTGTTTTATTATGAAATATTAAATTTGAATTATTAAACTGTTTAATTGATATTGGTAATACACATGCTATATTTGTAAATGCTGGTATAAGTATTTCTTTATTTGGTTCATGTATTTTCCACACAATAGGCAAAAGCCCTGTAAAAAATGAAGTTGATAAAACTGTTGAAATGCAAGAAGCTTCTTTTTTAAACTGATTTGGTACTGGCATTGTTAAAAGGCTTGTGTTATCTTTAGTTTTAAAAATTAAATTTGTGTGAAAGCTTACTGTACCTTGTCCTCTGCCAATCCATATATGCTCTTTTCCTAATATGCCAGAGATGCCACCTTCTGATGATCCGTCCCAAATAAAAGAGATATCTTCTTCAAAATAAATTCCATACCCTATTTGATTAGCTGTTGTAAGAGGGTAGCAATTATAAGTTCGTGGATCAATCCAGTCTCTTTTTATATCAAGCGACCTTACTTTAGCAGATTTTCTTTTTGCATCTTCTAAATAAACATCAAATTCATACATTATTGTCTTCCCAACACTGTATAAGCTCTTCCAAAATAGACCATTCAATTATTCCAAGTCTTACTTTAGAGCTTTCTCCTATAATTATTTTAAGGGCTGGGTGCATGTCTCTATTTACTTTAAATGTGTCTGTACATATCTTAGACCAAACATCTTTATTTAATGTAAAAGATTTTGAAGCTTCTTTGTAATCTACTAAAAAATTATTCCATTGAGCATCGCCTTTTTGATAGTCTCCTCTTCCACTGTTTTTTTGAGCTTTAGCTCCATCTCTTTTTACCTCTGATCTTTCAGACAAACTATTCACCAACTTTAATTTCAAATTTTGGAAAAACTGTTTTAAATTTAGGATGCTTTTTTCCATCATATGAAACATGAATAAGGCTAGACCCATCTTCCCAACCTTTTTTTCTTCTTTCATGATCAATTTCATGAATTTTTTCTTCCCCTAATATTTCTTTTTGAGTTATCCATTCTTCTGTTCCTTGAAAATTATAAGCTAAAAACATTCTAATTAAATATCTATCTTCTTCAAAAAATGGGAAAACGCCATGATAAAATGGTCTTGCGCTTGGAAATACTGTTATATCTCCTGCTTTTGGTTTATAGTTATGAATTGTATTTGTTTTTTCATCATAAAAAGAAACTTCTCCTCCACTATAATTATCATTTAAATACATTGTAAGGGTTATGGTTAACTTTAATCCAGCTGAATCTACATCATCATGATTAAAATCTGTGTGGTAATTCATTGCAATAGAAGAATAATCGTAACTAGATTTTAAATTTGGTTCATTATATTTCAATATGGTCCCCCCAGGTATTTTCCAAACATCTTGTGTAGATAAATCCCATGTTGGAAAATCATATTGCCAAATTTTTTCATCTTTATTTTCAAATACATAATCTTTAATAACATCATTAAAAACATCATATAAATTTTTAATAACTACTTCTTCTTCATAAAAATTGCTATCTAAAACATTATCTGCAATTTGATTTTTATTAAACTGAGAAGATCTGCCTGCCCAATTTGCACTCCAATCCTGCCAAGGATTAATTGCATATTTTTTATCTGTATAAGATTCTGTTTTTTTAATATAATTTAAAATATCTTTATGATTTGGTAAAGCATTTTCATATACATAAAGGTTGTTAAAAATAATATTTTTTTGAAATTTTTTATTCATTTATCCAACCTTATGTATTGTTTCATGGCCATTTGAGCATGTCCACTTCATTATTAAATTTTTAAAATCCCACAACCCACCATCTACATCAATATCACATTTGGAACAAGGTCTTTTTCCTGGAAGCTCTTCGAATGTAGAATCGTTTGCCACCTGTGCTTCTTTATTAAAAAATTCATCAAGCTTTGGCATTTATTTCTCCTACTAAGTTGTCTACAACATCGGGATTTTCCCTCAAATATGCTACAGCTTTTGCACGTCCTTGAATACGTTCTCCATTTATTGTATACCATGCCCCACCTTTTTCAATTGCTCCAGTCATTTCTGCGACGTCAAGAGTTTCCCCCACTCCATCTACTCCAAGAGACTCTCCTTGGTAATAGAAATCATATTGTCCTGAAAGATTAGGGGGGCCGAGCTTGTTGTAATCAATAATCCAATTGACTGGTCTGCCAACTCTTTGTTCAATAATTTTGTCACCAACCTTAACCCCAGCTTTGATAGCATTAGCTTCAGCCTCAGAAGACCAAAGCTTAATGACGGTGGAAGAAAAGAACTTGACTGCCATTCCTCCTGTCGGTATATGGGAGGCATGCATAGATCCAAACTGATTTCTTTGTTGTGAGATGAGTACCAATAATGTGTTTTTATTTGCATAGTTTAACATTTTGACTGCGTGAGTCATATCCTTTGCTTCAGCGCCGATTTGCTTTGTGTCTTGCAAATCTTTCATTTCATTTCCATCTTTTTCAAAATAAATAGCTGGAAGTAAGGCCGATATGGAATCTACTACAATTATATCAACACCAGCATCCATTAGTTTTGTAGCAACATCGACCATATCGTTTACTGTTTTAGCTGGTGAGTAGATAAGGGAAGATGAATCTACTCCAAGCATTTCGGCCCAAGCCTGATCATATGATGCCTCAGCATCAATCCAAGCACAAGTTTTTCCTTCTTTTTGTGCAAGCGCAATCATTTGCAAACAAAATGAAGATTTTCCTGCCGACTTATTGCCCCAAACAAGAACTTGTCTTCCATATCCAAGCCCACCCTTTAAAGCCATATTTAGACCAATGCTTGGTGTTTTTTGCTTTTCAACTTTTACATCTTGTGCAGCCTTTACTCTTGCTCTTGTTTTTGGATCCAATGCAGCTAAGATATCATCTATTGCTATAGTCATTTATTCTCTTTCTTTTATACAATTATATCATTAAAATAAATTGCCGTGAAGCTTTGGTCTTACTTTATTTTTTTGCATTTTATTAAACAAAACTTCATCTAGGCTATGCTCTACAAACCCTCCATTACGCATTGATGCATACAAATCAAGAGTTCTAATTAAAATATCAACCATTTCTTCTACAATTTCTTCAGAACCTTTATTCTTTCGCATTGCTTCAAGAACTTCTGTTACCTCGGAATGAACTAAAGCTAATTTATTTCCAAATACATCAAAGTTTTTTGGTTTATCCCAAAATCCTTTTTCAATAGCGGTTTCATGCAGCAATGCAGCTAAAACATCTAGCCCATAATCTGTTGCCAACTCTACATCTTTATTCAAAGCTCTCAATGAGCTGGTCGTTATTAAACCCTGATTCATCTTTTCCTTTTAATGTAAATGTAAATGTCTGATCATCTGAATTGTAATCAACCTTAAGCTCTTGATCTTCTGTAGCAGCATTCATAAACAAGTCTGTCGAAACAGTTATTTTTCCAAGTGTCTGCAAGGAAGCAATTAAAATTTTTGGTACACTTAATGCACCAAATACTTCTTCTGCCGTACTTACTTTAATGTTTTCTGTCATTTTATCTCCTTGATATTTAATGTTCCATCATCTAATTTTGACAATGTAACTTTGCATTTCATTCCTTCACGCATTTTTGCTAAAGTCATTTTGTACATTGCTGGGAAAGCAATTGCTCTAGTTAAATTTTTATCCTTATCTGCCAAAACAATGTGACTCATTTGCTTTCCAGCCTTAGTAGTATAAGGAGTAAAGTTTACCACAATGTATTCGTCCTCTTCAAGATCATAATTTTTTCTATAAAGATAGTCTACAAATAAATCATTTGATTCTGGATTTATGTCAGAAACCTTTACATATCTAGAAATTCTATTGTCTCCAACCAAAATAAAATACATTTGACCAGTCTCTATTTGTGTCTGTTCAGTGTGAAATAGTCCAACCGATCCAGTTTCATCTACTAACTCAACTCTTGCCCATCCGTTTCCACGTTTAATTGATTTAACCATTCCAAACATTACAAATGAACCAAGATCATCAAACTCTTCAATTGGTCTAGCTTGTGCTTTAATTCTTGGTGGTATGCCCTCAAGATTAAATGTTGGAATGCCTAAATATTCGTAGTAATTGTCTTTTTCATTTCCTTGCCTTTTGTTATCAGTAAACGCAGCACCGCCGATGGAGTTAAGAGCAGCAATAGCACGGCTATTAATGCCAGAACCCTTTTTCGATGCTTTATCAATAAAGTCAGCATAGTCACTAAAAGGTCTTCTTTCTATTATCTTGTTTGCAATACTGTCTGAAATAAACTTTACTTCAGCTAAACCAAATCTAACTGCATTATCCTGCAAGGAAAAATAAACTTGAGATTCATTAATATGTGGTAGTAATACTTTAAGCCCAAGCCTTTTTGACTCAATTAAATATTCTGTTCTTGCGTCTTTGTCATTTTCATTTTTAAGAATTGAAAACATGAACTCAAGTGGATAATAAAACTTAAGCCAAGCAGTATAATAACTAAGCATAGAGTAAGCAACAGCATGGGAACGGTTAAAAGAATAACCAGCATGCGCTTCAAAATCATGCCATAGCGCTTCCGCTTTTTTCTTAGTAATGTGTTCTGAAGCCCCAGCAATAAACTTATCCTTGAACTGGTCAAACTCTTTTGCATCTTTTTTCTTTCCAATAATCTTGCGGACCTTATCAGCCTCTGCCCAAGTCATGCCGCCCAAGTGTACGCATGCCTGCATAACTTGCTCTTGATATATAATAACACCATATGTGTTCTCGGTAAAAGGCTTCATGATTGTATGCATATAGTCCACAGCCTCATTTCCATTCTTACGGTTAATGTACGCTGCACCCACTGTATTCATTGCACCAGGACGAACAAGCGCATTAGAAGCAGCAAGATCTTCAAATTTATCTATTCCCATTTTAATTAAAAGGTTTGTGTATGGAGTTGCTTCTGCTTGAAATACGCCTTTTGTATATCCATCATTCAGCATTTTATAAACATTTGCATCGTCCATAGTCATTTCTGAAAGGTTGATTGTCTTGCCATGTCTATCTTTAATTGATTTTAATGTATCGGAGATCACAGATAAAGTCTTAAGACCTAGCGCATCTAGCTTAATAAGACCTATATCTGCAACCGTATCCATATCGTATGCGACGACTGGAATTCTTCCTGATACTTTATCTTGAGAATCTTCACGAGATTCAACTGGTGCAAACTTTCTTAAATCATCTTTTGCAACAACTACACCAGCAGCATGGACACCGACTGACCTAATTCTTCCACGCAATCTATCAGCAAGCCAAACAACTTCTGGGTAGCGCATTCTAAATTCTTTTGTGTTTGGAGAATCTATAAAATCTTCAAACGTATCTACAGACTTTAATGCACGGTTGACTTCTTGAAGAGGAACCATAAACACACGAGCAGCATCTCTGACCACACCTTTATCCTTAAAATAAGTGTAGGTTGAAATAGAAGCAACATGCTTAAATTTTTTCTTTAAATAATCTTTAACTTCTTTTCTTCTGCGGTCTTCAAAGTCAGTATCAATATCAGGAAAATCGTTACGCTCTTCATTAATAAATCTAAAGAAAAGCAAATCATATTTAATAGGGTCAACATCAGTAATTCCTAATGTATAACAAACTAAAGATCCAGCTGCCGAACCACGTCCAGGGCCAACCATAATATTATTTTCTTTAGCCCAATTAATCATGTCTCCGACAACCAAGAAATATGAAGCAAAATTTTTCTTGGCAATAATAGCAAGTTCTTCGTTAAGCCTGCCTATATAAATAGGATCTAAAGCCTTCTGGAGTCTCTCTAAGCCCTTTTCAGCCAACTCCCTTAGTCTTTCATCTGCATCAGTCTTTGGGACTGGTAGGAGGTCTAGGCCTTGATAAAAATCATAGTTTTTAACTTTATCTGCAATCTCCATTGTATTTTCATAGATGTCTGTTCTATTAATTCCAGCTTTATTAAAGTCTGCCTCTATCTCTAAACGACTTTGAATAAATAAATTCATATCTTGAAATGATATTCTTCTATCTGGATAAAGATAATTAAATCTATCTAACATATCTTTCATGTTTCTAGACATATCAAAATCTGTATCTTTATCGAATTTTGGAGATGTAGAAAGAATTAGCAATGCCTCTTCTAAAATTCTATCTTCTTCTTTAGCAAAGTGAGCATCTCCTGTTGCCACCGCCTTAATTTTTAATTTATCGGCTAGCTCTAATAGTTTTCCGTTTATATCTGCAGGATTATGTGACTGAACCTCAACATAAAAATCTGAACCAAAAATGTCTTGAAAATCTTTTAAAATATCTTCTGCTTCTTCAAAGTTTTCTTTTTCAATACACTTGCTTACAAGACCATTAAGGCATCCAGAAAGCACAATAATTCCTTCTGCGTATTGCTTTAAAACTTCTCTATCAATGCGTGGCTTGTGATAAAAACCTTCATTCCATGCAAGCTCTTGAAGAATATTTATATTTTCTAATCCTTTTTTATTTTTTGCTAGCAAAATAATATGATTATAAGCTTGAATAGATTTATCTGTTTTGGAAGATCTGTCAAACCTATCTGTTGGAGAAATATAAGCCTCAACACCAAGAATTGGTTTAATGCCAGTTTCTTTTGCGGCAATTTGCATATCTCTATGTGACGAGAGAGTTCCATGATCTGTAATTGCAATCGCAGTTTGCCCAGCATCTAATGCTGCTTGACATAATTCTTTAGGTGAATTTAATCCATCCATTAATGAATAATATGAATGAACATGTAGGTGTGTAAAGCTCATTAATATCCACCTAAGCATTCATTTCTTGTATGATAAAGTCTAATCTTTGTCATGGTTTTTCTATTTGGAGCATCTAAATTTTCACCACATGTGCTGCAACTAAACGTCCACTCTTTAGTAAAAAAATTATAGCCGTAACCAGGACGATTTTTGTATTTATTAGCTACAAAAGTTGCAAATGGATCTGGTATCTCGTATGAAATCATGTTGTTATTCTACTAAATAATATAGGGGCGGTCAATAGACCGCCCCTAATATTTAACTTTTTACCAGTCTAAGTTGCTGCTTGTTGCTGAAGGCTCATCTGCATGAGTGCTTTCACCAGCAAAAAAAGCTTCTTGTTCTGTATACGGCATATCACGAACTGCTGATGTTTCAAGATCAAACAGCTCTAGCGTTGAAGCATCAAAAGGAGCTTCATCTTTTGCTAACGGAATGATTGTGTAGCTTGTATCTGTTTTTGTTCCAGAACGCTTAACACGCCACATTAGATTAGTAATGCTTCCCATTTCACCAGCGTATTCAATTAGTGTTGGGGTAATAGTTTTACCACTTGACCCCTGAGAAAGGATAGCCACATATGGGTCTTCTTTTCCATCATCCACAAGAACATTAATGTAAAGTCGTGAACGACCTTTCCATCCTGCCTTGTAGTCTTTACGGTGTTGTTCGCACCCATAGCACTTGCCCTGATCTTCCATTGTGCAAAGACCTTTACGGCGATAATCTTTTGGATTTGTGTGCTCTACAGCAATAAATCCAAGTCCAGCTTTTTCATTGTAGGTAGGTGAATCTGGATCAAGCTCTTGCAAAAAACGAATCTTTACGCTTTCGGCATCCTCTAGCTTTACCCAGCGACCCTTTGTTCCTTCACCGCCATTTGATTGCGGCTTGTCCATAACCTTATTAAGATCTTTTAGACCTTTTACTATTCCCATATATTTCTCCTTTGTAGTTGATGGTATAAATCCATCTGTTTATTATTTTTGATGGGTCCAAGATTGATATTCAATATTGGAAACTGCGTTTTTAATACAGGCTTTAATTTCCTCTTCGGTCATGTCGCCAGCATCTTTTGCATCATGTGGATATATCTTACCATATTCATACGAAGCCCACAAGAGGTCTTTATTCTTTAATCTAGAGGCTATGCTGTTAGCAAGCTCACGCCCAGCGTGGTCAGCATCGGTCATTAAAGTAACTTTATTAAAATATCTATTTATTAATGCAATATTTTCAGTAGATATATGCCCACCAAGAGTTGCAATAACATTGGGGAACCCAGCCTGATGCACACGGATTGCATCAAAGCTAGACTCTACAATAATAACATTATCACCTATTTTTTTAGCACGATGAATGTTAAACATAGTTTTGCTTCTTGGCAAATTAGTGCTATTTTTAAATTTCTTTTCTGAAATTGATCTGCCTACAATTCCAACTGGCATTCCATCTGGACTATGAATTGGGACAGTTACCATATCCTGTTTGGGAGAATACCCTAAAGAAAAGTAAGTTATTGAAGACATATCAATTCCTCTAGATTTAAAATATGTCTGAGCTTCGGGGTTTGCAACTAAATCATTGTACAAATTCTTTAATATTTCTTCTGGGAACTCTACAAAATCTGGCTTGTCTTCAAGCATATCATTAAGAAGATCATCAAAATTTTCTAAAGTTTCTGCTTCTTTTGAGTAAACATATCTCATTGCTTCAAAATCATTTTTGT